TTACCACCTTCCTTATGAAGTGGCCCTGGTTGCATTTCTAATAATGCTGCACACATGGGGCATCTTCCCATTGATTCCTCCATCTGTTTTACTGTCATTGTCTTCATTTTTCCTCCTGGATAAATTTTCTCTTCATTAGGATTGCAATATTTGCATATGCATCTCCTATTGCATCATCGTTTCTTATTTCATTAAGTTTTACCTCTGCTTCTAAGTCAGTTATTTGTTTCTTCATTGCTAACATTTCTGAACACAACTGATGTACTAAAATGTTAACTGTTCCTTCATGTCTTTCTCGGATTCCTTTAATGTTCTCCTGGTCGTTGAATCTTCCATTACTTTCTTCACCCATTCATCCTCCTTTTCTTTATGATTATTTGGTTATCCTTCTTCATTTGGATCTCCTATTGTTAACTTCAGTAGTTTTTCATATTGTTTCCTAGATTCAGTACCATAGAGTTGAGTACAATCGTCTCTTTTACCTAAGATTAACAAGAAATTTGCTGTTTCCTCAGTTAACTTAACGAGTCTATCCATTCGTTTATTCTGCTCTACTGATATATTATATAGACTTCTGTATTGTTTGTTGAGATTTGCAATCATTTCAATTGTTACTTCATGTTTCGGAATAGGTCTTTCACGCCATGTTGTATGAACATGACAGCAAGTGCATTCTTCCTTTTTAACTGTCTTTCCCATTGTTTCCTTTCAAATATTCTAAGATGTTTTCTAAATCTTTTGCTTTCTTAAGTTTACGATCCATTAGACTATGTGCAATATTGAGTTCTAGTGACTCTATTACTAATGGAATTACATGATCCTTTTGTTTCTCCATGTTTTTGTTTTTCTTTATCGTTTCAAATTTAATAATTTTGACCATACTCACTCCATGAAAGGTTAAAACTAAATTCGTGTTTGCTGTTCGCTAAACAGGCTCGTTTGTAAAATTAATGTGACTGGTTACTAATGCTTCGCCAGCCACATGTTTACTCGACTACCAGTAATGATACATTAACAGATGCGAACCCACTAATGTCCATACTACAAGTATTGTCCATGCAAACTTATTTGCACTCATGAGTTCCTCCAATGATTAACAATTGGCATGAACGGAGAAGTGATTAGTCTCCATATGAAGTTTAATACCTTTGTAAATGCTCTTTTTACGAAGCTATTAATCTTACTTGGTGATGTCTTCATTTTGCCAAGTACTCCACTTGCTTTTTCGGCTACTGGTGTTACTGTATCACCAATTGCTCTGTTTACATCTTCTATCGTTAAATCTTTCATGTTTATCTCCGTTTGTTGTTATTAATTTTGTCAGCGTTAGCCTTAGTGAAATATCCAAAACCAAAGATGACTAACATTGCGATTATTGGCGTACAAATCCATAGCAGTATTGCTAGAACTAAGCCATATTTGCCTTTATGTTTAAACAGGTGATCATCAACTTCCGAAGTCAAGCTCCTGTTCTGGTTCGAGGTCAAATTCCTCTGGATCTGACTCTTCCGACTCAAACCATGTGACTGATCCATCTTCGTTAAAATCGACATACATATTCATCTCTCGTTAGGGTTAACATGTTTAGTCTTGTTCGCTAAGGCATTTCATTGCCCTTGCGAAGGAGGCGCAGCCGACTGAGCTACGCCCCCTGTTGCTTGCAAGAATTATGTTATGCTACTTCTTGTACTTGCATACGCATCTTCTTGCTCTCTGGATTTCTGACCAACAACTCCTCATGCTCTTCATGTGGAATCTGCTGAACATTTGTGCCAAAGGTAGCCATTGCTTTGCCACCCTTGTATTTGTCTTCAGGCTTGAACTTGTCAAGACTCTCGGAAGTATGGAAAATCTTGTGCGAAGTGCCAATGCCTTTACCAGGTACTGCATCTTTATTGTAACCTGGATCTTTTGGATTACGACTAGCAACTGCAACATCTAGCCTGTGTTGAAGCTCAGCCTCAGTTTCAAGCACATCAATCTCCTGATAATGAGATACTCGACGCACATTGCGCTTGTATCCGTTTCTATCAGTAATTGAAACCATTTCGGATTTCCATTCCTCTACTAATTGTGCCATTTGTGCAATGGCGTTGAGTTCACGCAACTGCTCCAGTGCTTCTGGTACAGATGGTTGAACTACTTCATTCCGTTGGAATGTTACAGAACGTACGTTGGTGTACTTCTGTGTGCTAGCAACCTTGTTGCCAAGTGCAGTCAATTGCGCTCGTAGTTTAGCGTTCTCGTCTACGAGTTGTGCCTTGTTAAGGCTTTTTGTGCTTGCGATATTAGTTTCCATGATGTTCTCCATATGGATGGTTAAACGAAATGTGGCACAACGGCTTTATTGCCGATGAACCATGTATTACAGCAACTAGACTCGAGCGAAGCGAGCAAACTGTCTGTATTACACTAGAAGTAAATTACAAGAGAAACCAGAGTAGCTTAGAAGGTTAATAGTAATGCATGTGTGGAAGCTATATTACTATATACTATATATATACTAGTATAATATATACTGGTGTTTATGTTTATATTAGTATATGCATTGTACTATCAGGTTTTAACTTTGTACTGGTATCTTACTTAACAGATTAGTGGTTCTATGTATCTCCTTCACATGTGGTCAACGCTTTGTTGCGCTGTGCTATGGAGACTAATGCCTTTGCCACATCAACGCTATAGACCCCCCCTGCCCCACAAAACGTGTTATGCCTCCTATATGAATGTCCTCTCCCCCTAAATTGGGGTAAAACAAGTGTTAACCGATATAACAGAAAAATAAAAGATTTTACAAAAAACTTGACATACTTAAAAATATTTGGAAGAATCTTAAATAGTTATAGTTTTTTACCTTTCTATAACTTTACACAAAAGGTGCGGTTGGTAAGTCTCCTTCTCCTCTGCTGACCGCACAATCCATTGGAGCGAAGATGCCAGATAGCGAAGCCTTTATACAGACTTACGTTGAGACAGGGAACGTTTTAGCTTCTTTGAGTGAAGGAGGGTATAAGCCTAACAGATCCACAGGCTATGCATTAAAAAGAAAACACCAGGAAGAGATTGAGAAGCGGATGCAGGAACGGTTGAGACAGACTGGACCTAAGGCATTGGCAGTAGTTGAGAATTTGATGGATAACGCAATGAGCGAGACTGTCAGGTTAGGGGCTGCAAAGGATATGCTTGACCGAGCAGGATATAAGGCATATGATGAAAACTCGCTTGGGAAGAATATTGAGGAAATGAACGAACAGTTAATCGCACTTGTTGGCAAGGATGGTGCAAAGCTATTAGTACATTCATTGAGGACAAGGAAGCAGATAAGTGGACCCGAAATAACAGGAGAGTAAAATGGCAGAATGGATAGGGTGGGGCAGATCAAGATTAAATACTGGCCCAAGCAAATATAAAGACACTAGGGAAGCATTTGGAATCCGACAACACAGAAAAGAAGCGAGAGAAGGTTGGAAACATGCTCAAGAGAAATTTGGGCGATACCAGATGAAAAAGAGGAAAGCTCAATCTCTAATAACAGGTGGAGGCAATAAGGCAGAAATCATACAGAACATGACTAACCTTGCAATCCCTAAAACGCTACATTAACACAGAGGCAAGATGAGGCAAAAGACGATAGCAGTTAATTTAATATCTGATAACGAATATGGTGAAGGTAGTATTGCAATTAAAGATAGATTTGCAAATGACAATTACTTATTTAAGTTAGACTGTCTCCAGGACTGGATAGACTTGCTTGATCTTGAATATAGAAAGACTTGGAAGTTATATGGCAAAGAGCTTAAGAAGTTAATTAAGAAAGAGGGTAAGTAATGCCTGGTAATCATCCTTACAAGACTGAAAAGAAACCATATGCACAGAACCCTCATGGTGGTCCATATGCAGGATCAATGTTAACAGATTTAAAGGAGTCACGTCAGTTAACACCTGAAGAAAAAAAAGAAAATGCCGACGTAGTGGAAGAATATGAACGGAAGAAGACTTTGTTAACAGGTTCAAGAGATCAAGACAATAAAGAAAAGAAAGAGTTAACAAAACAGAAACCCAAGAAGAAGAAACAGACAATTAGTAAAACTAAAAAAGTCCATACTGTCTATGTCTGAAGAAATTTCAATAGCCATGAACATTGATGGCTTTTACGATTTGTTACCAACAACAGGCTTTCATTCTCTGGATTCAAGTCAAAAGATTGATTCATTGATGGAAGTAGAAACATTAGAGATTGCAGAAAGGTTTCAAGAGCTTTGGAACAAAACGGATACAAAGAGTGGCGTTGATTTCTTGATGCGGATACATGCAATGGAGTACCCTTTAAATTACAGGATTGAAGGTCCCCTACTAAAGAAATTTTTAAAGTCTTATGGCTAAGAAACGAAGAGGACAAACCGAAAGGAATGTCGAAAAACGTTATATCGAAGTTGCAGGAGATTGGGAACTCAGCGATCACGATCTTGTTGAGAAGATCAAGGAGAATTTTCTCAATGTTGCAACAGCTAAAGAGAACCAGGGCAAAATCTGGATTACCAGAGGAACTGGTATGGGGAAAGATGGGAAGCTCTTTACTGAAGGATCTAAAAATCTACAACATACAGGGGGTCGCAAGGACTTTGCTGGATATGTAGAATCAAGCAATAAAGTCAAAGCTGCACACCATAAATGGGTAGATAAAGGAAAAGTAACTAAAGAACCTCCTACAAACCTTGCACAGACAGAGAAGCTACATCTAATCAAACCTAGAACCTCTGTAGGCTCCATTATTTCCCATGCTGCTAGAGACTATAATAAACAGATATACCAAAAGGCTTTATCAGAAGGGTTACCAGCTAAAGCTGCTGAAGCTCGTAAGAATGCACAGGGGATACGCATACTGGCTGTTACAACAGGGAAATTTTCTTCAGAAGGTAGGTCATGGCAGGAGAAGGTAGATCTAAGAGAAGCATATATTAAAGGCATTGGTGCAAAGCAAAAAGCATTCTTTACCCGATCAGGTACACTTGAGTCGAAGCCAGAGCAGATGGCAAGAGAGATGTATGATAGAGTTGCTGCATATGTCAAGGAACAGGGCTTAGTTAAAAAAACCTCTCTTACCAAAACAAGGGATTTCTTCATTGATGCTGTAAATGCAAAGAAATTTAAGAATCCTGAGATGGCTAAAGAGTTTAAAGCTGGTGCAAGGCAGTTTTTAATCAATAAAGAGCTTGACATACACTATAAAGGCGACTCTAGCAAACCTTACCTGACTAGAGATGCACTTGAAGCAATAAAAGGGTGGCATCCTGGCTCACTAATTACCTCTGCTTCACAAACAATTCCAAATTATGCTCAATTACCTGGTCAAACAGAAACTACTTATACTGGTAATACCCTAGTAAATGCTGTAACAAGACAAGAAGGCCCAGATCTGCCAGAAAATGTGAAATTAGGGAAAGGAGATCAAGCAGTTCATGTTGACAGGATGACAGAACGCTACCTTAGTTCCCATTTTGCTGAACAGTTAGATGAACAGGGTCAAGTAATTCAAAAATTTGAAAATCCCAATGTAGAAGAGAATGTTACCACATGGATGGATGAGTTAGGAGACGAAGCAGAAACCACAATGAAGAAAACCAAGACTTATTCTACTCGTGGGGGAACATGGAGTTGGGAGAGTCCTACTCAAGCAACAATATGGAAAGATTATCCAGGGCAGATATACTGGTCAGAGCAAGTTGATACTGGTCTTACACCTTCACAATGGGTAAATACCCTTGATGTTGCAGAAACACCTAAAACTGCGTTAACAACGAATCTTCTTGCTGCACAGCAACATGCATATGGTATGCAAAGTCCACATTCTGTTACTACAGATGCCCTTAAGGAATTTGTTAAGCCTAAAGCAGAATTTGATGTTGTAAGTGGAGAGAAAATTGCTGCTGTTGCACCATCTGTTGATACTGACCAGCATTTGGATCGAACTAACTTGCTTATGCAGCAAGATATGGAAAACATCTCTGATGTTGCAAAGCAGGGATTTAAACAAGGAGGTAAAACTCTGTTAACTGCATTTGACGCTGGTAAAGTAGGACAAAGTGTTGCAGAAGATAGTCCAATTAAACCAATAAGTGAAATACGCACTCAAGTGATGGAAATACCTGGTACATTGTCAGTTACTGCAGTTCCAGATCAATCAGAAGGTACATTCCAGCCTACATTTGAAGAACGACAACAAATGGCGAAATTCAAAGAGGATACTCAAGCTAATCGGGAAGCATGGGATAGACAAGTTGCTAGGAAAATTCAAGAATATGAAGATAGAGGCAGAAAGCCATATGTGGCACCAAAACCAGTAAAAGGGCAGACTATTGCTCACTTGGGCAAAGGAGATAAGAAGTCAACGCTTATTAACAGTCTTGCAGAGCTTGCTGCTAAACGTAAAGGTGGTGATATGTCCAACTACATGGGAGAAGGTGATCTAGGGATACCAGGAGCTACAACATCTAATACAGCACCTATTACTGAAGCAGATATTGCACCAACAGTCAGTAAAAAAGATGTTCAGAACCCACGTACAAAGATTGCGAATCTTTTAATTAATAGTCCTGATTCTGAAATGCCAGAAGACTATGGAAAATTCTTTAGGAGTCAAGCGGAAGCTATTGATCAAAGAGAATCTGCATCACCCCGAAAACCTTACATGCAGCAACGACAAGAATTAATTGACTCGGGCGAAGTACCACCAGATTACTTCGATGAAAAATATATGGGTAAAAATGAAAGGGGTCAAACTGAAATTCAAAGATATGATCAGTCTCGTGCCTTAGAAAAGTGGAGATATGAAACTGGATTGACAGATTGGAGAGGCAATGTTATTAAAGGAACAGATTTTGGATTGAAAAAACCACCTGAAAAACCACCCGAAAGAAAAATACCTCAATTCAAATCTGGTGATGTAGTCAGATACACTAATAAAGAGGGTGAAAGTTACTCAATGACAGTTTCTAAAGGTGAACATATTCATGGTATTAATATAGTTTATCATAAAGCAGCTAAAGGTTGGGCTTCATCCGAAGTCAGTACTGGTAGAAGAATGTTTACTGGTGGTACACGCAAAGATGTTATTGCAAAGACTCAAAAATTCTTATCTGATCCTAAAGAAGCAACTAATGCTCTTAAAGTCATTAAGGAGGTACGAGCAAAGAATGCTAAAGCTGGCATAGGCCCAGCTGCAGAAACTATTGAATTATTTAAGAGCCGTATAACAGGAGCATATGATACTAAAACAAATGTTCGGAAGAAAGCTGTAAAAACACTTGTTAATAAATTACCAAATATAAAAGGATCATCGAAAGCCATTTTACCAGCACTAGGCATTGGTAGCTTATTAGTTGCACCAGCAATTGCCGAAGCAGCATTATGGGGTAGAAATCCAACTTGGTTTGACAGAGGTAAACAGTATTTAAGAGAATTTCTTGGCAATACAAAAGTTGCTAGTGGGATTGATGAAGAACCAGGATATTTGAATACTTTAGGAATCTTTGGTGATTATGATCCTAAGAAACTACGAGAATTCGGTCGTAGGCGCAAATCTGGATTAACTGGTAAAGGGAACGCATCTATTATTAATCTTCTTAAACCTTCTACTCGGAATGATTTTGCTGATAGAGGAAGAAGAACTAGGAGGAATTGATATGTCAAAACGAAAACAAAAAAAATTAGCAAGATTATTGGACCTTACCAGGCATAAGCCAGGTGATGAGAAAAAAGAAGGTCAGGTAGCTGCTGCATTTGTTCAAGAGGATCTGCTACCACAAACTAAAACAGTAGTAAAGAAAGAGGAAGCACCTAATCTTGTCAAGCCAAATAAAAGAGTTACTAATAATGACCAGAAGACAATTCTAACTCGTGGATCTACTGGAGAAGGTGCATTTAAGTCACGAGAAGAATTTTGGGGTGGATTTGATACACGATGGCGACAAAGTAGAGAATTAGTAGCTGCAAGAGATACTCCTGATCCTAAAATAAAAACAGAGAAAAAATGGGGTGGAGAATTAATTACAACGTTAGACTTAGATAATCCTCCAATTGATCAGATTAGTGGAAAACCAATACCTGGTCGGTATGAAACTGATCACCCTGTTCCTCAATCTATAATAAAAAGAAGAACTACTCATCCAGTTGGAGCAAATAAATGGCCTAAATGGGTACTTGATAAACATGGTCCAAGCATTACCATGAAACAAGCACGGAATATTAAAAATGAAAGGCGTGTACTTCAAACTACTTCACCTGAAAGTAACCAGCTTAAATCAAATAAGGGGTTAATGGATTATGACTCAGAATTTGGTTGGGGTAATAAGGATAACCCATTGAATTATAAGCCGAAAGTACAAGCACAAAGATATCATGATGCTTTAAAGTATGCAGCGGAGGAGACTGGTAAGCACATGATGACTAGAGAAGAGGGCTATAAATATATTCAAATGACTGGTAAACAGCCTACAGTTCCAGGTTGGGATAATCCTGAATTCAGTCCTCCTGCATACTTTCCTCCTACAGTTGGCAAAGATGCACCAAAAGAACTTATATCTCGTTCTGCTTCTATCATAACAAAACAAAAATTAGTTTCGACTGAGAGTAATGTATTAGAAGCATCAGATCAAAGTAGTACTAAGCCAAAGTCAACTAACCAGCCTAAAATAGCAGCTGCACCTTCAACTGCAAAATCTCTGGAAAATAAGTCTGACTATGAATATTCAGCAAAAAAGCAATGGCGCAGAAAAGTAGGTACTAAAACATGGGAGAAAGTTCCACCAGTTAAGAAAAAGACAGATATAAAGAAAACGACTACTGGTGAATATGAGTTCTCAAAAAAAGGACAATGGCGTAGAAAAATAGGAACAAAAAATTGGGAAAAAGTACCCAAAAAAAATAAACCTGTATCTGCGTTAAAAAAAATGTTCCCTGGTATTAATGCACCTATACTTGTAAAAAATGATAAAGGAGTTCTAGTTACTGAACGAGTTAAAACGACAGAAGAGAATCGTAAAAAGAAAATAAAAATTGATGAAGAAGATATATGGTGAGAGTTGGATGTGAGTAACGCTGAACGTGCTATATCAATTGCAGAAGCAATAGTTGAGGCAGAAGAAACTAATAAACTTCTTCAGTATGAGCCTTATGAATATCAAAAGAGATTTCATAATGCAAAAGACAATACTGGAAAGTTAGCTCGACAACGCCTTTTAATGGCAGCTAATAAGACAGGAAAGACATACTGCGGAGCCGTTGAACTTGCAATACATTTAACAGGGATCTACCCAAACTGGTGGACAGGAGCTAGATTTAAAAGACCAGTTACAGTATGGGCTGCTGGCAACACTACAGGTAATACAAGAGATATAGTACAGGCAGAGCTATTAGGTGAACCAGGTGATCCTGAAGAATATGGTAAAGGTGCAATACCTAGAGAACTTATTGTAGGTACACCTTTAAGATTACCAGGTATCCCAAATGCTGTGCAAAGCCTAGTTGTTAAACATAAATCTGGAAAGAACTCAAAATTAATGTTTAAATCATATGAGCAGGGCAAACAGCAATGGATGGGTAAAGCAGTAGATGTTGTCTGGTTGGATGAGGAACCTCCACAGGATATATACTCTCAAGCACTTCGGGCATCTTTGAAGTCTGGTGGACTTGTGTATATGACTTTTACTCCAGAAACAGGGATGACTCCAGTAGTTACTCAGTTTATGACAAAGCTAGGTAGCTCACAGGCATTGTTCTCTGCGACATGGGATGACGCACCTCATCTGAATGAGGATATCAAGGAAGAGATACTTCGAGCGTTGCCTCCACATGAACGTGAAATGCGTTCTAAGGGTGTCCCTGTTTTTGGTTCTGGATTAGTATTTCCTAATATGGAAGATCAGATCCGATGTGAGCCATTTGCTATACCAGAGTATTGGCCTCGTATCTGTGGTATAGATTTCGGTTGGGACCACCCTACTGCTGCCGTGTGGCTTGCATGGGATCGTGATACTGATGTGGTATATGTTTATGATTGTTATCGTCAATCTTCTGCCACACCAGTTATACATGCTGCTGCAATTAAAGAAAGGGGTGCATGGGTTCCTGTAGTATGGCCTCATGATGGGTCACAGCATGATAAAGGATCAGGTCAGTCTCTTGCAGATATATATAGAAAGCAGGGAATTAAGATGTTGGGAACACATTTTAAGAATCCTGGTGGTGATATTGCAATTGAACCTGGTATTATGGAAATTCTTCAAAGAATGGAAACTGGAAGATTTAAAGTATTTAATTACTTGAATGACTGGTATGAAGAAGTTCGAATGTATCATCGTAAAGATGGTAAAATTGTCGCAAACATGGATGACTTAATGAGTGCAACCAGATATGCAACACAATCATTACAATTTGCTTCTTTAAACAAGGAGAGTAAAAAAAGAACTAGGAAAGCTATAGGATCTGGACCTGGTGAATGGAATTACTTTCCAATTGAAAAACAAGTATATGCATAGGAGATATTATGAAATTTAGTCTTGGAGGCTCATCAGGTGATTGGTGGGGTAAATTTGCAAAGAATTTTACTGATAGAGGAGGAGAAATCGGTAAATTTGGCAAAGGATTCACTACTAGCTTAAGCAATACTAGAGACTATCTTAGTGATCGAAGAACTGTTAGTGGAGATATTGGTGATATGTTATTTCATCAAAAGAATCCAACTGGTAGATTAAGTGGTGGACTTGACAGACTAAGCGAAAATACGATGGGATTGTCAAGACAACTATCACCATTATGGGAAGGTGGCTTAACAAAACCAGGTGGTACATTTAAAGATGTATTTGGGAATGAAGAAGAAGGAGGTTTGTTGGCTATGTGGTCTGCCCGAGCAGGACATCATTTGTTTGGGAGAGATGTTTATGCTGATAAGGATGGTAGTTCTGGTTCTGGTGGAAGCGGAGCTACAGTCGATGATTCAGAAGATCCAAGTTTAATCAATCAGGGTAATTGGACTGCAGCTGCTCAGATCGGAAAGATAGATAGGAGGAATCTTGCAGAAATAAAAGCTGGTGGATACCATGATCGTGCAAAGACACAACGTGGTCGCCTTAATGTTAAAGATATATCATAAACTTAGTATAAGGAGATAATATGGGACTATTTGGAAGTGGAGGAGGAACATTAGGTTTAGGTGGTACAAAATATGATCCTACTACATATGGTGGTACTACTGGCGATATAACAGGAGGACTACAAGATGCTGGTGAAACAATAACAGAAGGAGCAAAAGGTTTTTGGGATGAGGCAGGGAATTGGGTAGCAAATCTCTATGATGATGCAGGGATTTTTATAGGAGAAATGGGGCAAGGTGACTGGACTGGATGGACAGATCACGGCAAGATGGTTGCAGAAATGCAGGGTTTTGCAGATCCATCTCTAGTACCAGATTGGTTAAAAGATATGTGGGGTAAGGGGGAACAGGCATTTTATGAAGGAATGGATACAGGATCGGAGGTTTTAGGAGATAAACTTGGTGATGATCCAGTTGGAGACATAAAAGATGCTACAGGAGATGCCGAAGATAAGATTAATGAAAATATTGCTGATATAAATGAGGATATTGAAACAGGTATTGATGAAAATACTGATACTCTCAATCAGATGGAAGACACAGTCAATAGTAATGTTGCAGATGCTAATGTAGCTCTCGACAATTTAAACGCTGTTGTTAATGATACAAGCACTATAATAAATCAAGGTCTTGATGCATCTATTAATACTAACAATCCTAATGCTTTAATTACGAATCCTCAAGGCTGGTATGATTCAAATATTGAGGGGTTGCGACAAGGACCAGGTAAAGTTTGGTATGATTGGGCAACAGGAAAAGATGAAGATGCCATCATAGATCATGCTGCAACAAATATAGGTAATCTATTTCTAGATTATGGTGAGGATTTAGGTAATATGTTTGGGGGCCTTATAGATCATGCCTTTGATTGGAGTGATGATGGAGCAAGTGACGAATTAAGAAATAGAAAACGCCCGACTAATGCTGGAGATCCATTTGGTCTTGAAGGTACATCACGAAGATTAGTTGAAACACAAGATACTTTCCAATCAAGACAGAATAGAAAGGCGCAAATAGCTCCTTCTATGATAAACAAGGGTAATTACGCATAGGTAAAATTATGGCACAATATGGGGAGAAAGATCCTTTAGGTTCTAGGATTGACAAACACTACGAATATTTAAAAGGTAAGCGTACTACCTGGGAACGCCATTGGCAGGAACTTGCCGAATATGTATTACCTCATAGATCAGACTTTACTTCAAAACGTTCACTAGGTGAAGAACGCTTAGAGATGGCATTTGAAGGTACAGCAATGAGAGCATTAAAACGTTTTGCATCACAAATACATAATGTATTTACACCTATGGGTGCTGAATGGTTTAAACTTACAACTGGAGTTACAGAAGTTGATAAACAAAGAGATGTCCAACTATGGTTAGAAAATGCTACAAAAATTGTTAAACATCATATATCACGCCCATCCTCTAATTTCCACAGCGCAGTATATCAGTACTACCTCGAAGCGGGTGCTTTTGGGACTGGTATCATTTTTGTTGAAGATATTCCTGGTCTTGGTCCTCGTTACCGCAACTTCCCTCTTTCTGATTGTGTATTGGCTGCTGGAGGTGAAATGGAAATTGACACGATCTACAGACTCTACAAACAAACTGCAAAGGATTTAGTAAGTCGGTATCCTGCAGAGAGTCTTCCAGAAGATATACTTAAAAAAGGCTTTGGGGATAAGATGCTGGAAGATGAAGATGTAGTGCATTTAGTAACACCATCATGGACTTTAATGGAGTTCCTACCTGAAAAATGGGAAAAACCATATGTTGCAATTACTTATTTAAAAGATAAGAAACATGTAATTCAGGTTGGTGGATATGATGAGATGCCATATATCTGTGCAAGATGGGAGAGATCAGATAGAGAAATTTATGGCAGAGGTCCAGCATGGGAAGTATTACCTGATATGCGTTTAATGAATGAAGTTGAGAAGGTATATCTAAAAGGTGTACAAAAAGCTATTGCACCTCCTATGTTTGTTCCAGATTCAGGACTCCTTGATCCACTTGATACAACACCTGATGCAATTAACTATTACAATGTAGGTATAGGTGGTAAAGATATGATATTTCCAGTACCCAATGCTGGTAAGGTTGAATATGCAATGGATTTAAGTGCTAAACTTACAGGCTCTATAAAAGAAGGATTTTTTCTTGATGTCCTGGAATTACCTGGTCCAACTGCACCAGATGGAGATGTAATGAGATTTTCTGCAACCGAAGTATCAGTCCGTATGAGACAGAGAATGCCTGTACTTGGGCCACTTTTAGCTCGTCAGGAGAATGAATTTCTTGATCCTCTTATCAGAAGAACAGTAAATATACTAATGCGATCAATGATGCTTGGTCCTTTACCGCCTGTATTAGAACAAATTGGCTACAGGATAGAATATTTGAATCCAATATCTATTTCATTGAGGAGTGGAGAAGTAAATTCAATGGTACAATTATTTGAAATGATAATGCCTCTGGCACAAATAGATCAAACTATTCCAATGTATTTTGATACTCAAAAAATATTAAAGAATACAGCTGAAGTCCTGCAAGTACCTCCTTCTAACTTGAGATCAGAAGAAGAAGTACAGGAGATTATTAAGAGACAACAGCAACAACAGCAAATGCAGATGGAACAACAACAAGCACAAGTGATGGCACAAGTAGATGAAAGTCAGGCTAATGCTGAAGCAAAAAGGTCACAAGCTAGGGCAGCATGAACTTCCCTTTCGCTGAGAGGAAAATAGAAGCAGAATTATTTAGGAATGTATTTGGTAGTGAAGAAGGAAAAGAACTTCTTGCAATACTTGCTAAAAATTTTCATGTTTATAAGACAGTACAAACTCCTGATCCTTATATCTCCGCCTATCAAGAAGGTCAAAGATCAGTTGTTATTAAAATGATGGAGATAATAAATACAGATCTGGATGCTGTAAAAAGGCGTATGGATCAAATTGAAACTGAACGAATTAAAAGGAGACAATAATGGAAGAAATGACTACTGAAGCTACCCCTGATGAGTCAGGACAAGTTGCTTCTGGATCAGGTGTTGGGACACCCGAATCATCTCACTTTGATAGAATGCAATTCGATCCAACATCTTTGCCTGAAGGTTTAAGGAATGAACCTAGTCTTCAGACATTTACATCTGTAGATAACTTAGCTAAATCCTATGTTAATGCAGTTAAGAAAATTGGTGGAAACCCTGACCATCTTGTACAGTTACCACAAGAAGGAGAATCGAGGGACAATTTCTACAACAAGATCGGTAGACCAGAAACACCAGAAGGTTACGATTTTGGTGAGGATGACGGTAGATTAGACTTTTATCGTAATGCAACTCACCAACTCGGTCTTACTCAAGATCAAGCGGCAAATATGCTAAAGCTATATGCTTCTGTCGAAGAAGAGCAATCCAAAGCAGCTGACAAGCAAAATGCAGATTTTGCAGTTAACAGTCAGATCAATCTCAAAAGAGAATGGGGAACTAACTACGACAGTAATATTGATATGGCTCAACGTGCATTTGCACAATTTGCATCACCTGAATTTAGTAAATTAATGGATGAAACTGGTTTAGGTAATCATCCTGAATTACTAAAAGCGTTCTCTAAAGTAGGACAAATGTTAGGTGATGACCAATTAGTAGTTGGATCTGGTATTGGAGGACAAGCACAAAGTCCACAAATGGCAAAGGAGGAGATTGAGAGTCTTTATCAAGATAAAGAATTCTCCAAGTCATATTTGGACAAGACTGATGTCAACCATAAAGCAGCATCCAATAAAATGGATAAGTTGTTTAGAACAGCTTACCCTGGTAGATAAATTAAGCCAAATAAGAGATTTAGAAGAAGATAATCTAATGACCTTCCAATAAATTATCTGCGACCCATTTGGATAATCGCTAGGCTATTGAACCTTTTTTAACCTTATAGGAAACAATATGCCAACATTTAGTGATATCGAAACCAGTTATGTCCAGCGCTATGCGCAGGATGTACAGCATATGTTGCAGCAGAAGACCACTAGATTAAGGAATCTTGTAAGCCAGAAACTTGATTGTTCTGGTATTGCAGAATTCATTGATCGCATTGGTGGTGTTACTGCCGAAAACAAAAATGCTCGTTTCGCAGATTCTCCTGTTCAAGCCATCGCTCATCAGCGCAGGAGAGTGACAGCACGACCTTACCATGCAGGGTTTTTTGTGGAAGGATTTGATCAGCGTCGTATGAATTACGATGTTTTTCAGCCTTATGCAGAAGCAACTAGTATGGCTATGGCTCGTAAAATGGATGAGATCATCGTTGATGCTGCTTTTGGTACTGCATATCAGTCTGAAAGTGGAGCAATGGATGGAGCAACGCCTGTTTTATGGGATACTTCGAGTACCGAAACAACTCTCTCTGGTAAAACTATCGGAGATCAGTTTATTGGTGTTCAGTTTGCCTATGGCTCATCACCCGCAGCTGAGACAAAAGGTATGTCAAACGCTGGAGGTGACTATACTCTGTCTGTTGACAAACTTCTTCGTGCAAGGAGAATTCTTGCTCAGAACGAAGCGGATCAATACGATGAGGGTGGGAATCCGTTATATGTATGTGTATGCTCACAAGCTCAGATTGAAGCTCTGCTTCATGCTCAAGCTATACAGAGTATAGACTACAATAACATTCGTGCATTAGTGGAAGGTGAAACAAACTTCTTTGCAGGATTCCAATTCATCAAGTATGAGAGTCTTCCTACATTTACATCTGGAATGCAAAACAGTGATACAGGCGAAAAAGTTCTTGCCTTTCATCCTGCAGGGCTTTCCTTATGTGTGTGGATGGACCCAATTACTAAAATCGAACCCCGAGCAGATAAAAGTTTTACTCCGTATGCATATTTTGAAATGGATATGGGTGCAACTAGAATCTGGGAGGAAATGGTTGTTCAAATTGATTGCCTCAAAATGTCCTAATTATTAGGTTGAGTCCTTTCAGATGAACGCTTAACTTTTAATTAATAATAAGGAGTTAATATGGCAAATGTATATGGAACCCTACAGACTAATATAAATTCTGTACCTATGAAAATGGGCGATGCTCATTCAATGGGTGGCAGAATGCGTGTTTTGTCTGATTCCTATGTTATTCCTGCTGCTGGTTCAGTAGCCATAGGTGATGTACTCACCATTGGTGAACTTCCAAAAGGAGCAAGAGTATGGGAAGCTCATTTGGGTGTTAGTGCCTCTACAGGTACGGCAAAATTAGAACTAGGTACAATAGTTACAACATCAGCTGGTGTTACTACTACTGACGTTGATGCACTTTTAGGTGATGTTGTTCACTCTTCCGACTTTAATCGTAGTATTCAAAGCGGACAGACAGCAACAACAGCTAGTGTAGTGCCATTGTCGTATCCTGACGGAGCAACTATTATAGTTACAAATAGTGTCGCAAAGTGGACATCAGGCGTAACTATAACCTGTACGATTAAGTATACAATCGACTAACCATAATGCGGTTAATAGTATTTATTAGCTCTGCCCCATATTCTAGTACGGTCTAGGCGACGGATGGCATACAACGATGCTGTTAACCGCATAACATAAAAGGAAATTATGAATAGAGTTAGTATTGCGAATTTAGCATTATCTAATCTTGGTGAAGGACCAATTCAGACTTTAACAGATGATAATGCCAGGGCAAGGATATGTAATGCAAGAATAGATGATGTAATTCGTACTATATTACGGATGCATGATTGGAACTCTGCAATGAAAAGAGTTGCATTGACTAAATCCAATGATCCTTTATTTGGATGGAACTCTACGTTCCAGTTACCAGCAGATTATATAAAAGTTATAGAAGTATGGCCTGTATCAAAATTCAGGGTACAAGGTGCTGAGATACTTTCAAATGAAGATACATTAAATTTATTGTATATCTATGAACCATCAGATATAAACTCACTTGATGTCCTGCTTGCAGAAGCAATGGCACTTAAACTTGCAGTTGAGGTTTCAGAAACTCTAACTGGTAAAGACGGATTAAAAGACCGAATGATGCAAAAATTTATAATGGGGTTACAAGAAGCTAGGTCTGCTAATTCCAAAGATAAGACACCAGAACACAGGGAAGATTCTACATTCTGGAATGCTAGGCGTAGAGAAACTACACCAGTACATAGAACATTTAACTACCCAAAAACAGGTAACGCAGTAGCTAATAACTTTACACCTCCAGCGTCATAATGCCGACATTTGAGTTTCAGCAATCTAGGTTTACTGAAGGAGTACTCGCTAAAAGTCTTCATGGGCGTTCTCCTGAAGAGTTTTACTCTTATGGGGTAGATTCAGCCGAAAACATGATTCCTTTGATTGAGGGTCCAATGGTGAAGCGACCAGGCACACTCTATGTAGCAGACGCGAAATCGACTCGCTCTAAGCTGATTCCTTTTTATAAAGGTGGGACTGAGGCTTATGTTATTGAAATAGGCTATGACGAAGATGCTACTGATGATACTTTTGATTGTACATTTAATGGAACAAATACTGTTACTGCATCAGCTATAAATGTAGCTAAAATAAGTATTGGTCAGCATTTATGGCAAAGTGAAGATGCAGATATGATGACAACATCTACAGCATATCCATCATCTGATACAAGTGCGACTGTTGTTTCAATAGATTCAACAACTGAATTTACAATTTCGGAAACTGCTATAGGTACTGGAACTAAAGAATGTACATTCAGCAATAAACCTTATATCAGGATATTCTCCCAAGATAAACTACTGGAATTTGGAGGGGCTTCAACTGATCCATATATCATAAAATCACATAGATGGTTTACATATACACATCCAAGTGACTCTACAAAAAACATTGACGAAATAGCATCTTTATCTTGGACACAAAGTGGTGATGTGTTGTTCTTCACATGTCCTACTAGAAAACCATTCCTCTTAGTAAGAACAATTGATTCAACTGCCTCATTAGTTAGAGCAGAAGACAATTCAGTATGGACAGTAGCAGATTATGTCCAAGAAGACGGCCCTTATGAAAATGTTAATGCTGATCCTGATAAGTCTTTCGTTGCACTAAATTCAGTTAATACTTCATTGGAAGTTGATGATGAAATAGCCTTTTGTCAGTTTGATGTTGTCAATAATGTAATTATACTTGCAAATCATGGTATGCAAGTTGGTCAAAAGATAAATTTACATTGTGCAACTGCTACAAGTAATACTCAGATTATAATAAAGGATGGTACTGTTGATCCTGCTGATGGTGGTGATGTATGTTTAGGTGGTTACTATCCTGCTTATCATACTTCTAATTCTAATATTGGTACTTCTGCGACAGGAACACATGTTGCAAATAATTATTTTTATGTAGTATATGCAACCTCAGTTTCATTCCAAGTATCTGATAAACCAAATGGTGCTGCATTTGATATTGGATACATAAATAAAGATGCTGCTTCTACTCCTACACCTGGTAATCAGTTTACAGGTGAGATAATGGTTAACAGGAGAATTTACGAAAGAGAATCAGTTATTAGTGTAGATTCTAAATATAGATATGGTACAAATCCTGATACATGGGCTACAACTATTTCTGCTGGTCCATTATCTATTAGTTGTACTACTCAAAGTACTACTACAGTATTAGTACCTGGATCTACAACAGGAATGCTAGTAGGACAAGTCGTATCTGGTGTAGGTATCCCTACTGGTGCAACAGTTGAATCAATCGTAACTAATACCTCTTTTGTTTTATCAAGTGCTGCTACTGCAAGTGCAACAGTAACATTATCCTTTGTTGGAAATGGATATGGAGGACATTATTTTACATCTGATGATATAGGCAGATTAATTAGATTAAATCCTATTGCAGATACTACAACTAGAAGAGGTGGTATTAGATGGGCATGGGGTAATATTAAATCATTAACTAGCGAATCGAGAGTAACAGTTACATTATCGACAGACTTATCAGTATATGCAGATGATGGATACAATAGTACAACTGGTGCGGGTTCAAGTGAGTGGAGATTAGGCGCATTTAATGGGTTTTGGGACTATACTAGTTTAACTTCAGGTATGGATGCATTTACTGGTAATGGATATCCAAGACAATCGCAGATATACCAACAAAGATTAGTATTTGCTGCAACATCATTTGAACCTTCTACAGTTTGGTTATCTCGATCAGGTAACTTCTATAATTTTGCACCAACTGAATTAGGTGTCCAGGATTCACCCTTAGTTTTGACATCAGGAGTAACAACAGAAGTTATTAGTGCAACCAATGGATTATATTTTACTATAGATTCTGACACTCTTGATGAAATACTTTGGCTGCTGGATTCTAAACGATTAGCACTTGGAACTTCTGCTGGTGTATATTTTTTATATGGTTCAGAAACAAATCTTACTGTAACTCCTACTAGATTTACCATTAACAGAGAAACATCATATTCTGCAACAGATGTTGAACCTGTAATTGTATCAAATGTTATTATTTATCCCCAAAGAGGAGGTAGAGAAATACAGGAGCTAGAATTCTCTGGTTCAGAAGATCAATGGTTACAAACTCGTATTTCAATGAAAGCCTATGATCTAATTTCTGAAAGTAATATAACTAAATTAGCATGGCAGGAAAGACCTAATCCTATTATTTGGATGATAATGGATAATGGGAAGGTATTGTCATTAAGTTATGATAGAGCAGTTAAATTCAAAGCATGGGCAGTACATACTATTGGAGGAACTGATACTGTAGTTAATGATATAGCAATTATTCCTAAAAGTGATTTTGACCAGGTATGGTTTCAGGTTAGTAGAACTATTAATGGAAGTACAAAACGTTATATTGAAAGATTAAGTAGATTCCCTTCAGAAAATGTTACTACACGAAACGAATTAGTATTCTTGGATTCTGCAAAGATACATACATCTTCTGATCAAGTAACTGGAACACCTTTAGTTAATGGAGCTAGTCAAACTGGAACTGCTCTTACTGTAGATGGAGCTACATCTGTTCCTGCTGTTGGTACAAGATTTGTAATAATGAAAGCTGATGGTACAGCAAGTACAGATACAACAATTTATGAAATAGCAGCTTCTCCATCAAGTACAACAACCTCTTGGAAACTTAACCAGGCATTAGTATCTGCTCCTGCAGATAATGCAGTTATTGAGTTAAGATTAGAAGACTTGACAGTTGCACATTTGGAAGGAGAATCAGTAGGATTATGTACAAATGGGATGGAACATGCTAATAAAACAGTTGCTAGTAATATTCTTTCACTTGATCATCAATTAGCAACTACTGCAGTTTCTGGAATGTTTTATGATGCTTCAATGACAACTTTAAATCCACCAGCATTGGATAACCAGTATAATTGGAATAAAAGATTATTAACTTTAACAGCATTGATACAAGACAGTCTTGGAATCAGGCTTGAATATAATGAGTTAACAGAAGAATTATTGTTTAGATCAACTCAACAAAATACTGGTGAACCTATACCATTATTTTCAGGATTCAGAAAACAATCTTTATCAGGTATAGGCTGGACTGTACATAATGTAAAAATTAATAGTATTAGCCCATTACCTATGCAAATTAACGGATTATCTATTGAACTAGAGACAGGCGGACCATGAGTTATGCAGCAGCAGGACTAGCAATTTTATCCATGTATCAAGGATATATGTCAGCGCAAGCGAATAAGAAAGGCTTGGGCATGAAAGCAGATGAATATGATTTAACTGCTGATGAAGCTATTTTAACTCATCATTTTAATACTGATCAACGTAATAGAAGAACTACTTTATTAGCATATCAAACTATGCAACAAGGAATGGATGAAGCTGGAGTTTTGGGGCTATCAGGTAAGAAAACTGTAGAAAATATGGTATCAGATATTGGTAGTAGCGGAGCGCAAATAGGTATAGGAACTACAAATGAAATAGTAATAAATCAACATCTGCAAAATGCAAATACACAATTGAAGGTGATGGAAGATACAGGACAAAAATTAGATAATATACGAGAAAATGCTATTGCAGTCAACCAAATGGAAGATCACAAAGTAAAAATGCGTGTAAGACAACTTAGACGAGCAGCAGCTACAACTAGATCAGGGGCAGATTCTGCATTCTTTGCTGGAATGGTAGGAGCATTTACAGCTGGAGGATCTACATATATGACTTCTGGTGGGAAATGGTCAACAGAAGAATTTAAATGGAGTTAATAGATGGCTGAGTTACAAACATCTTCATATGCAAGCAAAGCAAAACCATCTCAAGTTTTAGATGTTAAGGCAGTTCAACGAACTACAAAAGATCCCTATGAAGGAGCAGGGGATACAGCATTCGCTGAAGGGAAAGTATGGGATGCTTTACAAGGATTTACACATGAAGTCCTAGCAAAAGCAGCTTTTCAAATTAATGATCAGGCAGATCAGGCTGCAGCTGATGATTTTGTAGATGATATTAGAGCGAAGTTTATACAGAATGAAAAATATATTGAAAATGAATTAAGTAAACTTCCATCATCAGAAATTAAACCTGATCAAGTATTTAGTGATTTTGAAAAGGGTAATAAAGAAGGATTTGGATATGATAATCCAGAGGAAATGGAGGGTTACGAGAAATTAGCTTATAAATATCAGAAACAAGTAAAAGATCAATATCGTGCAGCAAAAGAAGAAACTTCACAAGCAATAATTAGTAAAATGGGACAGTTGTCATCAGAACATACGATGAGACGACTAAATAAACAGTCTCTTGAAAGTCAAACAGAAATACAAGAAATATTAAATAATAAAGAAAATATTATTGTTACTGTAGAACCGAAAGATTATGTAAAAGCCTGGAGTAAGCATAAAAACAGTAGAGGTGGAACTAATGATAATAGTTATGAAAATTATATGAAATACGAGTTATCTCAAGGAAGACTAGGTAATTTAAGAGGACAATTAACAACAGAGGCTAAACCAGAGGATATAGGAGTAGAAGGTGGATTAACTGATACTGCTAAAAGACGTATAGATCAAATTCTAAATCGGTTTTCAGATAGGGCATTTGATGCTCTTTCAAGAGAAGTTATTACTATGAAGGATGTAGAGGATATGCATAATACATTAATGGGTGGTGTTCTCAAACAGCATTTTTTAGCTCAGAATCGTGTTGATCCTCATACTGCAATTAAGAAAGCTGAAAAGGGTGATTACAGATATAAAAAGGATTTTACAGGCTATAGTGGTGAAGGTGAGCAAGTAGATTATATTCTTGATCCTGATTTTACATATGGATATATAGAAAAATACCATGTCAAGATGTCAAAGCCTCCAACAGCTGATCCATATGCAATACGTTCAATCCAAGAAAGGATATTTGAAGCTGCTGTTCAAAAGAAACCATTGTCAAGTGACCAAGTGATTTATGATGCACAGAATCATCCTGGAATGAAAGGAGATCCAAATGCTATAACTCAGTTAGCTTCTTTGGCACACAAATTAAATATTAAAGAGACAGAAGCAGCAGCTGCTAAAGATGAAGCAGATATTATAAGAAGTATAGGAAGTGAGATTGAAAGTAATCCTGACAATATAGATAAATATTTTATTGAACAAGCTGATGGTACTTGGAAACTGAAGCACCCTGAAGACTTAGCAAAGATGATTCCTGATTTAGTAACAGAAAGTCGGAAACTAGAATGGGTATATGGAGATGGTGGATATGAATGGAGAGCAGATCCAGAGCCAAAAATTACTAAGGGGATACATAGAAAGGGTGTAAGGCTTTTAGAAGATACAGATTTTGCTAATATTATAACAAAATATAGTACTGCTCAAAGAAAAATTATATCAGATAACTATATTGGTGCGCAGATTAATAGAGTTACACTATCTGAAAAAGGAGCTAGAAATTTTCTTGAGGAGTGGACACATCCTGATTTTCCAGGTCAATTGGATCGTGAAACAATTGAAAGAAAATTTAATGATCAAAATAGTTACGAAGGACAAATGTTAGCAGTAACATATAGAACACCTGCAGAAGCACAAGCTGAATTACAAAAAGTAATAAAGGCTGCAAATAAAACATTGAAAAATAAACCAATTAATAAAAGGTGGCTTGCAGGAACTGGTCCAAACATGAAGGGATTTTGGAATGCATTAAAAGAAAAGCATACAATTGATATAACACATATGAAAAATATTTCTGCAAATGTAAATCCTGCTGATATGGATAAAGTAACTATAGACTATAATCCTTTGGCTATATTAGAAAATGAAATGAAAGAAAAAAATAACGGAGTAGGATTTAATGATCAACAACTTGAATATTTGGATTTTTATAATACAGCACAAGAGAAATTACAAAATATACAATCAGATTTATTAATACATAATTTCAATGAGATAGAAGCATATATTGTTGAGTTAAAAGGTGTTGCTAAAAATCCTAGTCAGTCAGTTAAATACTTTATGAATGGTGAATTAGCAACTTTAATAGAAGTACAATTATCATTACGCAAAAAAGTATTATCAGATCCAACTACAGCATCGGAAGCAATATATTCAGAAATGAGTCAAGGAACTTACTGGATAGATGAATTTCCTTTGTTGGATACTCCAGAAGATAAGAGGGAGTGGAAGAGAGCGCAATTGATTGCTGAAAGGTTAATGGTTCCTGTCGAAATTGCAGATGGATCTATTCCTACAGGTGGTATAACGAATGCAACAGCACCTCCAGGGTCAGCAAGAAAATCTCAAGCACAGCTTATAGAAGAAGTAGAAAAAGCACAATCTAATGTAGATAGTAGAATGCATATGCAATTTAATCATCACCGAGAATCAGAATGAGTGATTTACAGGATAGTAAATTAAGTATATTAAAAGCTAGTATGCAGGATTATCATCGTAAAGCATTAGAACGATCTGTTACTAAAGATGGTTTGCTTGATCCCATTAAATTTCAGGATAAGATAATGGATCTTGTCCATGATGAAAATAGAGAGAATCCTGAATATGAAAGAGGAGGATATTTTTTATTACCTGATGCATTTGAAAGTAATGCAAATAATGATGCTCGATTACGGATGTTAATGTTAGGTGGTGAAGGAACAAAAGGTACTGTAACTGTTCCTGATGCAAAAGAAGATAATGCATTTACGAGAACTGTTGATCAAAAAATTAATCTTGCGATGGAAAACAGTTATCCCACTATATTTAGAGTATATGGTACTCAGCGTGGAAATGACATGATTGATCAATCAAAGAAATTTTTAAGATATGCTGTATCACAGATAGGTTATACAGGTATGAACCAGTTTAATAAAGCTCTTGAAGGAGCAACTAAACTATTATGGGGTGGCTATCATTTACAAAAGAATGGTGGATACAGTAATCCTAATGGAATAGGAACAGTATATAAAAAGTCTAAATTAAAGCAATATGGACTTCTCGATAATATGGATGCTCTTGAAACTAATCAATTTAATACCTGGTATAGAGCCTTTAATGTTCATGGTAAGAAATTAAGATTTTTTCTTGATCCTGACTTTGTAGGAAGGAATCCTACACTCAATTCATCTACTGTAAGTGCAGTTGTTGATGGAATAATGAAAAATGAGGGGAATATATGGATGGCAACAATAAATGATCTTACGCATGGTGGATATAGAAATGTATTGGTGGGGCAAAGAGGACCAGCTGGTGCAGATAGAGAAGACGCAATGCATTATATGCATTTTAGTGATTTTCAAAGTAATCCGAATGTACAGGTTTTAGCAAATTTGTATGAACAACCTGAAGATCCAAATGCTGAGTGGAAACCATTGAATATATCAGAAGATGAACAAATGCTTGCATTAGCAGAACCTGAAGCATATAAGCATTTAAATGCCCATATGGACCCATGGGATCAATGGAGTTTCATGTTTAACCAGACAAAGAAAGTTGTAAGTATGTTTGGTATTAAAAATCCCTGGCCTATCTCATTACTTCCATATATACCGAGTTCAAATTTCTGGTCTAATACAAAGTTAATGATGGAAGACATGGGTCTAATGACACCTGGTTATGATATGAGCAGGAAACGAGTTAAACATTACATAGAAAAATTTGGTCCTGGTTCAGAATTATATGGATCAGAAGAACAACAGGGGCTTGCAACTAATCTTTTAGGTTTTGGACATGATTTTAGTAATCCTAAACAAGTTGAAATGGATTTAGTATGGATACCTATTTGGGATATGATTAAAGAATGGGAAGGAAGACAACGTAGAGAAGGGAAAATGGATGAAGCTCCTGATGCTATTGTTGCATCTTTATTTGAACAAAGGAGACGCGAAATGTTTAGTGGAAGAGTAGGTACTAAAGAGAAAAGAGTATTTTCAGTTTATGATGCAGTAGAGTTTCGAGGCGGTCAAACACCTCACGAGCAATTTCCATCAACATATTTTCATTATAATCCACCACCAGGCGAATTTTAATGTATTTTTGGGAAGAAGACTATTTAAATTACGGAGATAAAAGACTTGAAGATGCTATTGGTAGATGGCGACCAGGAGCATTTGAGACATTTAAATCCGCAGCAGAAGAATCATTTCTTCAATATAATACTTTAGGTTATTTAGGTGCAGGATTAGCAGCATGGACTGCTCCAAACCAGACACCTATTGAAGAAGATTCTTGGAATGAAGAACATTTATCTTTTAGACCAGGAATTAATTATCAGGAAGATATGACTGAAGGTGAAGCTCTAGTACTTGCAACTCAATGGGATCAAAAAACAAGATTACAGAATATTCGTAAAAATGTAGATTTCTGGAGTTTACCTAATCTTGCTGGAACAATGCTTGGAGCATTACCTGATCCAGTTAACTTAGCAGGATTTGGAGGATTTGTTGGAAGAATGGGAACAGTATCTAAAATAGCTAAAACAATGCCAGTAGTTAAATACACAGCACCAGTACTACAGGGAGCTTCAGATACAGCATTAGCAGAATCTTTATTCCAATTTACAAGAGCTACATATGAACATACTCATGGAGGGGACTTAGATCAATTCTCAATATTTGGAGAGATTGCATTAGCAACAGCATTTGGTGGTATATTTGGGACACTACCAATGGCATGGCAAATTGCTAAAAAGATACCTCCTGCTATGCATTTTACTTATTTAGATGAAGCAATGCATAGAATAGGAAGACAACAAAAATCTAATGATACCTTTGGAGATGTAGGAATACATGCAGATGATATTGATGTTGATGCAGAAACTGCACTTGGTAGGAATTCTGACAGACAAGCAGATACAGAATTAGAAGGACAATTAGCAGATGTTGATGAAGCTGGTGCTGAAATATATGATTTTGAAAGGTATGAATTTGATGAAGTTCCTGAAGTTGAAGGAAAAGGAATCTTAGGTCAAGCAGCTGATGACATACATACTACGTTAACACATCCTAAAGAAACAAAGAGAAATATTGCAGAAAAATTAGTGGAATGTGTAAGATTCTTTGGTCGTGCTGGTAAGAAAGGTATTTAATGGCTACATGTAAACAAGATGCTATAAAAGGTGGACTCGACGAGTTAACAGTTGATAAACTCATGGAGGATGTTGAAATATCTGATAAAAGTGCAAAAGAATTAGTAGAGGATCTAGTTAATGAACAAGTGGAAGCAGGATTCCAGGAAAAATCAAATGCAGTTAATATAGGTCGTGGAAGAAGATTTATTGATAATGCACGTAATACTGCAGAAAAATTAAAAAGACCCTATAAGAAATTTTGGAAGTTTTTCTTTGATGATAAGAATTCTGTTGGAGTTAGAGTTACAACACGAATACAAAGGAGGTTAGCTGATATAGCAGCTGAAACCAATATAGGGATACATGACTTTTTCAAATTAATAGAAGGACATATAGTTGAAAGAGTTAATGACAGAAGATTTAGAGATGCATTTATTAGTGAGATGATGTCTGAAGGTGATACTATGATATCAGGTAATAAAATTGCATTCCAAGTTGCATCAGCAGTTAAAAGACAGCAAGCGACTCAGTTAGCAGAATCAAGAAAATATGGATCTGGACTATATATGAAGAAGGGATGGGTAACATCTCAATGGCATGATCCAATTAAAATTAAGAATGTAACAGTAGATAAATGGGTAGATGACATTATTAGTCATATTGATGTTGCTGCAACTAAAAAGAATATTAGATTAGCACATCCAGAAAGAAGTAATATTCCTGCAAATAAATGGGATACAAGAGAATACTTAAAAAATGTTTATGAACAAATAATTGATCCTAAATTAAATGGTCAAGGTGTATTACTAGAAAATGTTAAGAAAATGAGGATTCTTGAATTTAAGGATTCAAATCATTTATTAAAGTATAATGATAAATATGGACATGACAACTTAGCACATGCAATATTTCAAAACATGGATGCTATGGATCATTACCTGGAAATAGGTATGGTAATGGGTTATGGACATAAACAACGTAAAATGAATACAACCTTCATGGAAGGAGGTCCAAGATCACACATAGAAATTTTTGACCCCATTGCAGATTTAAGAGCATTATGGAATGACCTTAGATCACAAAATAAGCTATCAGGAAGGGAATGGAGGAGTCTTAATGCAGGATTAAAAGAATTGGTAGGAGATCATTCTTTAGCTGGTAATCCTAAAATATCTCAGTTAACAACAGCTTTTATAGCTCAACAAGCAATGTCAAAGTTGGGTAAAGCAGTTTTCCAGGCAACAGCAGATTTAGGTAGTGCAGGAATATTATTACATCATCAAGGTATTAGACCAGATAAAGGTTATTATGGAATGATTAAGAATATGGTTAGGATGGCTACTGATCAACTACATCCTATGGAGAAAAAGTTAGTGCATATGGCATTAGGAACAGGAATGGATGGAATGATAGGACAAAATTATAGTAGATTTGTTGGTAAATGGGGTGGAAAGGCAGGACAGTTATCGAAATTAGCTAACCATTATTTCTGGATGAATGGCTTAATCGGATGGACAAATGCTTCAAGAACAGCATTTTCTATTATGTCATCTAATCAAATAGCTAATTCATTGAATTCTTCATGGAAATCATTAGGTAAAAACCAACGAAATAATATGATTCGTTATGGTCTTACAGAAAATGATTGGACACAATTGCAAAAAATTGGTAGTTTTAATGCAAGAGAATGGAACCCAAATGCAAGTACATTAGAAAATTATATTACTCGTGATTGGATTTTAGAACAAGGAGGGAGTGCTTCATTAGCTAATAAAATAGATAATTTCTTTATCCAGGAATCTCGTTCTGCCGTTCCAGAGGCTAAGATTGGTGATCGTATTATAATGTATGGGAACCATGATCCAGGTAGTACTTTTGATGTAATTAGAAAATTAGCTGGTATGTTTCGTACATATCAGTTACAACAAGTAAGGACATTATATCCACGAGTCTATGAATTAGGATTACCAGCAATAGTTCATGCTCTCCCAATTGTAGGTGTTGGTTATGCGTCAGTATTATTTAAGAATCTTGTAGCAGGAAAAGAACCACCAGAATTTGATGATCCAGACTTATTCATTGATGTAATGGTAAGAAGTGGATTTGCACCATTAGTTGGTGATTATCTTGCAGGAGAATATGGTAGATATAACCATACATGGGATGAAGCAATTGGAGGTGCAGCTTATAGTCAGTTTAAAGAATGGGGTGAATTATGGATTGGGTTAACAGACGGAAGTAAAAATGCATCTGATGCATGGAAAAGTTTAAGATATAATACTCCTTTTGCAAATCTGTTTTATACAGAAGCAGCTTTAAATTATGGATTACATTATGCAATGATGGAGAGTCTAAATCCTGGTTATTTATATCGTATAGAAGCACAAGCAGAAGGAAGAGGTTCGCCATTTCTTTATGAACCAAGTAATTTATACGGAGGATATTAATGTTAACTTCTACAGTAAATATTTATGAAGTAACTGGCAGTAGTGCTACTGAATATACATTTAATTACCCAATTCATAAATCTACTGATCTTACAGTATATGTATCTGCTGTCGTAGTACCAGCAAGTGGTGGTACAAATCCACATACTATAACTGTTGCTGCAAACAAACAATCTGCAGTAGTTGCTTTTACTTCTGCTCCAGGTGCAGTTCCATTAAAATTTGAAAGGACAGTTGCATATACACAAGAAACTGATCTTGCCAATAATTCCCTCTTTGATGCAGAATCCTTAGAAACTTCCCTAGACAATATAGTGATGCAGACTCAGCAAGCAGGAAGACTTACTGATGCTTCATTTGGTTTTGATCCTAGTATTGCAACAAATGATTATGATAGTACAGTTGCAGTTGCTACCACATTAAATAAGACAAAAACACAACGTGCAAGTAAAGCATTAGCATTTGATGCTGATGGTGATCTTACTGTATCTGTAGAAGATATTGATGCTCAAATTGCTGCTACGGCTAGTTCCGCAACTGCTGCTGCTGGATCTGCAACTGCTGCAGCGGGTTCTGCAACTGCTGCTGCTAATGATTTAGCTGAATTTCAGGGAATATACAGAGGTTCTTCAACTTCTACACCAGGTTCTCCAACAGATGGAGACTTATGGTTTGATACAAATACTGGTGTAAATGTAATGAAAGCATATAACTCTGATACATCAGCATGGGAACAACTAACACCTTCTTCAAGTAATCAAACTGCTATTAATGCTGCTGTTGCAGACCAAGCAGATATTGGTGTTGTAGCTGGTCTTGATACTGAAATTGGTCTGTTAGGTGCTTTAAATACAGAAATTGGATTAATCGGTACTTCAGGAATGGCACACGGAAGTACTGGAGACATTAAATTAGTTGCTGATATAGCTGCTAATGTAACTAAAGTAGCGGACATTGATGCCAATGTAACTAAAGTAGCAGATATAGATAGTGATGTATCTGATGTTGCTGATATTGATTCCAATGTAACTACTGTAGCAGGGAAAGATGCCGAGATAGGAAGGATCGGTACAAGTGCTATGGCAGCAAGTATAGCCTTGATTGGTACAGATGCTTATGCTCATGCATCTACAGGCGATATAAAACTGGTTGCAGATATTGCTGCAAACGTGACTAAGGTTGCAGATATTGATTCTAATGTTTCTATAGTTGCAGGATTAGGAAGTAGTGGAGCTGATGTAACTACAGTCGCAGGAAAAGCAACAGAAATTGGTCGTTTAGGAACAGCTGCTGCTGTTGCAGATATGGCATTATTAGGTGAGACAGCTGTAATTACTGATATGGATTTGTTAGGTGCTTCTGGTGTAATTGATGACATGGAAACATGTGCAGATGCAATTAGTGCCATAAATGGAGCTTCAGCAAATGCTACTACTGCATCTAATGCTGCTACTGCTGCTACTGCTTCAGAAGTTGCTGCCAGGGCAAGTGCTGCTGCTGTATCACAAACATTTGATAACTTTGCAGATGTTTATCTTGGTTCAATGGCAGATGGTGCAACTGCTGATTCAGGAACCTTAACTGGTGCATCATGGGCAAAGGATTCATCTTCAATTGCATTTACAGGAACTACAGGAACTATAAGTTTAGGTCAGGAATTGACATCTACAGGTTCAGGTTATCCAGTAGGTGCAAATATTATAGGAAGTTCAGTAAGTACACCCCTAACTATTTCAAATCCTTTTACTTCTGCTGGTAGTGGTACTCTTACATTTGTTGGATCAGGTGTTTATGGAGCTTATCATGTAAGCAAAGATGGACCAAGTACAGATAATGATGGAGATGCACTTGCTACAGGTATGTTGTATTTCAATACTTCTGATAACGAGATGCGGATATATGATGGTGGAAACTGGATCGCTGCTTCTGCTGCTGGTTCTAATAGTTTTCTACATTATAAGTATGTTGCTTCAGGAAGTCAGACATCTTTTACTGGATCAGATGCAAATGGTTCAACATTAAGTTATACAGTAAATAATATCATTGTATTTCTTAATGGTGTAAGATTAGATACAACCGATTATACTGCAACAAATGGAACATCAATTGTTCTTGATGATGGAGCAGCAGCATCAGATGAATTAGTAATTATTTCTCTGAAGAGTTTTACCGCTGCAGATATGGTTCCTGCTACTGCTGGAGGAACATTTGGAGGAGCAGTAACTCATACTGGTCTTTTAACAGCCAATGGTGGCATTGAAACAGACATTAATTCAAAAGTAGTTCAAAAAGGAGCATTTATGCAATCAAGTACACATCAAGCACTTACATTAGGATATTAGGAGGTAACTATGGCTATACCAAGTGGCGGAGGATCGGAAGTCCTAAGAACAGGGATACAAAAAGTTGTTTCAACAACTTGGCTAGATATTATTAGTGTTATAAACACTCATATATATACAGTTCTTTCAATAACTTTCTGTGAACAAGATGGAGTTGATACACATAAAGCTAATATAAGACTATATGATGGGAGTGCAGGTTATGAAATTTTAGCAACTGAACAAGTCCCGAAGAGAGGAACATTTGTTTGGAATGATAAATTAGTATTAAATGGGTCAGACTTGAATACTGAAACGAGTGGAACAAACAACTGGAAATTACAGGTCAAAAATACTGCTGCTGCTAATTCAGCAGGATTAATGGTTATGTGTAGTTACATAGACCAAGACTGGACATAGGAGAATGATATGAGTGGAGTTGTTGGAGGAGCAGGAAGTAAGTCAGGTGTTATCGGAAAGACTGAAATTGATGTTGAAAATGGAACTTGGACACCAGCACCTAATAGTGGCAGTTTTTCTAGTTTTAGTGCTGAATATAGTAGAATTGGAAGAATAGTACAGATTAGATGTTATTGTAACTGTGCCTCATCTTTTAATATGTCATGGTTTACTGGTCTACCATTTACTGTGGCTACTGGACAGCATACTTTTTTTGCGATTGGTTACGAATATGGTTCTCATTCAGGTAGTAATTTTAATAATGATAATTGTACTGGTTGGGCATACGCAACAGGAGCATCAGACAAAATAACTACTGGTTCTTGGGGATGGAATACAGGATGGGGAGGTCATGTTGTTTGTGCAAGTAATACAGTTTTTATGTGTTCAGGTGTTTATTCTACAGATGAACCATAAGGAGTAAAATGAAATTAAACAAAATAGAAGTAGTAACAGAATATAAACATCTTCAGATTCGGGAGATTACAGACTCAGGTAGATACCATAGGAGAGTGCTTACATCAGATTTGGATGTATCTGGAGAAGTTCAGGAAATTCAGGACAAAGCAGAAGCAGAGTGGACTGATGAAGTAAAGGATAAATGGGCAACCTTTCAAGCAGAACAAGAAGCTAAACTAAAGGAGTAACACATGAGCACAAGCAGAGCAAGACACATAGCAAACAGAACAATAGCAAGTACTGCTCTACCAAAGGCTGGTGGAACAATGACAGGTAACATCGTAATGAGTGATGATACATCAATAGGGATAGCTGATGATGCAGAAAGAATAGAGTTTGATGGTGCTGGTGATATATCTGTATTGGGTGCTAATTTAGGTATAAATACTGATGCTCCATTACAAGGATTACATATGAATGGGAAAAATATAGCAATCTCAGAAGGTGAGGAGATAATGTGGATTGATTCTGGAGGAAATAAATCAGGCAGAATTTACACAGACTCAAGTGATGTTATGCACTTTTCCAATACTTCTAATTCACATGATCGTTTCCAAATTGATGCTTCAGGGAATTTGATTCATGGAAGTAATGCAGCTTACAAAATGGGTTATTGGTATGTATTCCATACTTCATCAGGTAATAGTAATAGTGGTATTACTACTGGATTATCAGGTCACCGATGTTGGGCAACATTTACAAGTGGAGGTAATAAACGTGCAGATGTAGTTATGTGGAATGGGCGTTTAAATCCAGGTTCTTGGACTGGACAGGGATTTGTTATAGGACATACTACACCAGTATTATTTTCTGGAAGTCATACTGTTTCAGACGCAAATAATACTTATTATATTTCTGTTAGTGGAGGTGTTAACCAATTATCTTTTGGAAGAAATTCAGGTGGGACAAATTGGGATTTACACCTTAAAGCCTTTATCAATAGTAATTAAAAGTAAATTATGAAATACAATTATTTAAATACATTAGAGACTTCTTATCCTAGTCTTAAATGGAGACTTATTAATACAAATGGAGAAACTCCAGATTTTGATAAGGAAGAAAATATAAATACTTGTTTTGTATTAGATGAAATAATTTATCCAGACTGTTTTGAGGCAGTAGAAGGAACATTGCCTTCAAAATCTGAAATGGATACTGAAGTAAAACGTCTACAGGATGAATTTGATAATCAGGCATATGCAAGGACAAGAGAGCCACTTTATCCTAAAATTGGAGACCAGTTAGATGACCTTTACCATAAAGGGGCATTTTCTACTGAGATGGCTAATAAAATTAAGAAAGTTAAAGATGACAATCCGAAACCATGAAATGAATGAAAAAGCAAGTAAACCACTCATTACTTGGTGGAGCAGGGAGTCCGCTTGAAAACAGGAAACTTCTTAACTTTTGGGCCAGATTCGTCATTTCAATTGCCAACGCATTTACGTTCCTGGTTCTACTTTACTTATTGTTCTATGCGGATGTTAAAGAAACGAGTCGTGATCTGGTTAATATCCTTATGGGAGCATATGTTGCAGTCCTTGCAAAGTCTACCGATTACTGGTTTCGTGAGAAGAAGGATCATGAACATGAAGAGGAAATGGAATCAAGTAAGGCAAAATATAAGTTAAAGAAAGGAGAGAGTATATGAGTTTTGTACAGAAATTCAAAGATTTCTTTTTTAAACCTGATTTAGATGATCACTTTATTATAGAGAAATGGAAGAAAGAAACCGATGAAGCAGATAGATTAAAGGAGTTGCATCGTCAGTCTCGTAAACAGGAAAACAAACCAAAGAAGAGTTTGACAGTAGAAGATTTTGAACGTGCAAAGCAATCTAAAAAACAAAAGAATAAAACTCTCAGTTCAAACTTCTAATGGCTAATGGATCAATACAAGCGGTAACTGAACACACGCTTGTAAAAACATTTACTCCTCTTGTTGTTGCTGGTTTAATGGGCATTGTTGGATGGTTATTTGCAACAGTCATGGATGTAGAGAAACTGGCTAGAGACAACAAATTGCATATAGAGCATCTTCATATGGCAGAAGAGAATTTTGAAGTCCAAATGAAAGAAGTAGAAGCAACATTAACAGATTTAAGAATTAATGTAGGTAGACTTGCACATTAAACTTATGATAATTGCATTTTTATTGATTGGATGCTCAACTAAGTCTGAATCACCAGGAGTTGGATACTGGAAAGATACCTATCCAAGTAACATGTCTGAATGGCAATGTATAGAGCCATTTACACCACACAGAAATAAGGAGTGTTAGATGGGAGATAAAACAACAATACTTACTATGCCTCCTAAAAAAAGCAGATCGTTGCATGGGCAAATAAGACATCTCCAAAATGATGGAAGGATGTTCTCTCGTAAAAAAACTAATTTTATACATAAAGCTCGTAATATACAATATAGAGAGCAACAAGCTAAAGATGCTGGTTTAACAGAACATGAAATGGGTAAAATACATGGAGACGACTTTAGAAAAGATAAACCACTAATCAACAAATTTAATTTTGGAGCGTGGCCTTACCCAAAAGGAGTTACACAGAATAGAAAACGTTCATGGGTATCGAAATTTCTTCACGACTAATAAGGAGTGTTAAATGAAAAGACCAATTTATAGGAAATTTTCAGATATGAAACCTCTACCGATGCAAGTTCATTTAGATATTAATAGTGATGATAGGAGTTATGTTGATATTGAAACTAGAGAAGGGTATGAGGATTACTTTGTTGAATTGGATAGAATTAAAGATGATTCTGAAATATTGCATTGGGTTAATCATTTATGCGGTAAAAACTGGATGACACCAGGTAAAATTCAAGATTTTATTAATACAATGCAAGGATATAATAAAACTCTTAGAGAAAGTAAGGAGGTAGAATGCCTTTCCTAATTGCAGGAGTAGTTAAAAGCATGGCTTTTAGTATGCTGGGAAATAGTAAAGTGATTGAAAAGGTGATCATTTTGCTTTTGGAGACTTTAGCAAAAAAGACTGACTCTGATGTAGACGATAAATTAGTAAAACTGCTAAAGGAATCTTTAGATAAGTCGAACAAGTAGTTCGATTAATTTAACCCATGTGGGTTGGAAATAGACGACAATTCAATGGGTTAGTAATAGGAGGATTAGCTATGATGCTAACTAAGAACTTTTCTAGTGCAGAAATGATGTGCAGCTGTGGCTGCGGAGAAGATGCAATGGACCCAGACTTCATGTCTATATTGCAGAATATAAGGGAGGATATGAATAGACCTTTAAGGATTAGTAGCGGAGTACGCTGTGCGAAGAGGAATTCTGAGGTTAGTTCAACAGGAAGTAATGGACCGCACGTACCTAGAATTAATGGTACAATGGCAAGCGATATTCTGATCGCTGGCGCAGATGCACTTAGGCTTGTGGATATTGCGAGGAAACATGGTATTAGTGGAGTT